TGCTCTTCCGATCTGAGAGGAGAAATCCAAGTATTTTTTGATGTTGCCGTAGGCGTGATCGGCGTCCTGGGCGGATGGGTATTGAATACCGTCTGGGGCGCTGTCAAAGATTTGCAAGTTGCCGATAAAGAACTGGCCGAAAAGGTTGGTGAGATCGAGGTGCTTGTTGCTGGTCGTTACATCACACGCGAAGAATTTAATACCGTGCTCAATCAAGTGTTTGCAAAACTTGACACCATTCGAGATCTTGTAAGCCAGAAAGCAGACCGGCGATGAAAGAGAACTATCCACAAGCACTAAAGCAGGTTCTCAAATATGAGGGCGGCTACGTTGACCACCCAAAAGATCCAGGCGGCCCGACGAATAAGGGCGTTACGCAAGCGGTCTATGACAGTTGGCGCAAATCACAGAATCTCCCAACGCAGAGCGTGCGCGCTATTGCTGATTCGGAAGTTGCGGCGATTTACAAGAACCTATACTGGGATCGTATTTCTGGAGATAATCTGCCCGACGGTGTTGATTTTGCTGTGTTCGATTTTGCTGTGAATAGCGGAGTCAGCCGCGCAGCTAAGACCTTACAAGCCGTTGTCGGCGTTACGCAAGACGGTCAGATCGGCCCCGCTACTATTCAAGCCACCAAGACTTACGTTGCTATGTCCGTCACGAACAAACGGCTGGCGTTTATGCAATCTTTGTCGATTTGGTCTACGTTTGGCAAGGGTTGGTCTGCGCGTATCGCAGACGTTAAAGCGCAGATCATAGCGCTTGTTAAATAGAATCATTGTCGCTCTTACGGCGTCATATGTTGCAAAACTAGCATTTATGCTTGGCATTTATTTTAGAGGAGCACTCGAATGATTAAGAATTGGAAAACCACCATCCCGGGCATTCTCACTCTCGTTGGTGTCCTCTTCAACGCTTGGCAAACTAAAACGCTTGACTGGCCTTCTTTGCAAGCGGCGTTGATTGCTATTGGTCTGATCGGCGCTAAAGATTTTAACGTCACGGGCGCATGACGACTGCTATTTTAATCGGCATACTTTTAGTCGTTCTTTACGCAGCGACTAAGATGCTGATGGCTGACGCTTATGATCGCGGGCGACGTGAGGAAGTCACACGTCGTATGGATCTGCAAGCTAAACTGAAAGCACAACAGACCAATGTTGTCATGGCCCCTAAAACCGTTGACGATACTATCGCTGATCTTGACAACGGCACTTTCTAGTTGCCAGTCAACGAGCGGCGGATCGTGTCCGCCACTCGCACAATACTCAGTCGCTCAACAGCGCGCCGTTGCCGCTGAACTTAGGCGGCTCCGTGGATCCGAAACGGCTCAATTTATCGTCGATTACGGCAAGCTCCGCGCGGCGTGCAGGCTTTAACTCTTCTTTCTTAGCGGGCGTTAGATTAGCGCGCTTCTTATAGCCAATGTTAGCGCCAGTCGCGGCCTTCTGGCTCACGTAATCATTAGCGAACATCGCCGCGAACGCTTCATAGTTCATCGCGTCAAGACGGCTGTCGATGTGCGTCGGATCGCTGAAGGCGCGCGCGTTCTTAACGCAGACCATGATGGTCGCTACCTCAAAGGGATGAATATCGCGGCCCAGACGCAGGCTTGCCAGATCAGCAACAAGCTGAAAATTATCCTCAATTCCACCGTAGTTCTCACCGCGCTCGCTTATGATTTCGCTGGCTTGTTGTAGTAGATCGTGCGGATTCATCTATTTCCCCTATCAATTCGGCCCGTTCGCGCATCATACGCAGCGTTGTAAATCGCTGATGTAGTCTGATGAGCACCGTTGACCTGCGAGCGTTTCGGCGCTCTTCCGCCAAAAGGTTCCATACCTCTTGTTCTGTAAAGCCGTTGATAACTTCGTTTAGTTCACGCCAATTCATCTAAGGCTAACTCCGCTATTTTGCGCTTGTTATGCAGCGCCTCTAAAATTCCACTGTCAATAGTATCATTACACATGATGAGGTAACACCAAACATCTTTTGTCTGTCCGCCGCGATGTATGCGCCCGATTGTCTGTTCATAAAGTTCTAGCGACCACGGCAATGACAGCCAGATCATTTTATTGCCGCCGTGTTGCAGGTTCAGCCCATGACCTGCGCTCTTTGGATGCAGGGCTAATAGTTCGAGTTCACCTTTGTTCCACTTGTCAACGACGTTTTTGTCGTCCATTGTAGAGAGTTGTGGATAACGTCGTTTGAGTTCGGCAAGTTCTTCTTGGTAATTGTAGACAATGATTGTGTTGTCGTGTTGGTTTTCGTCAAGAATATCTTCTAGCATGTCGAACTTGTGGTCTGAAATCCGCGTCGGGCCTTCTGGGCCGTAAACGAAGCCGCCCGCGAGCTGTTGCAGTTTCTGAGTCATTACCGCCGCTGTCGGCGCGGAGATCACTTGTTCGCGTAACTCCAAAACAAATTTCTTTTTCATGGCAAGATAAACGTCATAATCGTCCATGCTACAGCGCATTTTCACAACGTTGAGCGGTGGCAACTTGTCTTTGTATTCCCCAGGCTCAAGCACATAAGTCACAGGCTTGATCGCGGCCATCACATATTCAAGCGCGTTACTGTTTGGTGCCCACTGGTTAAACTCGCGGTTTACAAGGTGAAAGTATTGTTGAAGAAACGCGCCTTTGCTGCGGCCTAATAATTTTTGATCTATGATCTTGCATTGGCCGAACACGTCTTCTAGGCCATTCGACGTGAACGATCCTGTCAAACCCCAACGCACGTTAAACTTATCAATCAAGCCCCATAGGTGTTTAAACCTCTTGCCGCTTGGGTTTTTTAACTTCGTAAGTTCGTCGAATACAACGCCAGCAAAGCCAGTAAAATTACTAAGATCGAGTGAAGTAATATTGTCATAGTTTGTGACCACGATGTCTGCGTCTGAATCAAAGGCGGCTTTGCGTTGCGCTGGCGTTCCGACGGCAACGGCGATTTCAAACTCTGGGCACCATTTCTTGCCTTCAACAGGCCAGACATCAGTGCAAACGCGCTTGGGTGCAAGCACTAGCCAACGATCAACAAGACCACGCGCAAGCAGTTCAGTCATTGCAGTTAATGTGATCGCGGTCTTTCCTGCGCCGACGGGCGCAAGAATCATTGCGCGGTCGCGCGCAAATAAAAAGTCTGCGGCTTCATCTTGATACGGTCGTAATTTCACAAGCCCACCTGTCCACTTGTTCGCGGTTCCAAAGGCACGCATAACGCTGATTCAATTTACGCATGTCGTCGGCAAACAACTTTTGCAACGCGGATAGCTTGCCGCCGTCCTTTTTCAGTTCTACAAACCATGTCTCGCCGTTGGGTAAACAGACAATTCTGTCAGAAACGCCACGGTTTGAGAGACTGTTAAATTTAAACGCAACGCCGCCAAGTGATTGAACTGTCTTGACAAAGTAGCGTTCCACATCTTTTTCCAAATCAACCATGAAAAACTTGTTGCATAAAATTCTTTTACAGTCTAGTCTCCGAATCACGAAAGGTAATTTGATATGCACAGTAATATAGTCGGCGGTTCAACTGCGAAGCGCGTCCTTCAGTGTCCTGGCAGCGTGAAGCTATGCCAGAACGCGCCTCCTAAACCCTCATCTAAATACGCTGACGATGGAACGAAACTACATGACGCGGTTCACCAAGTTCTTTCCTTCGATGCTAATGCAGATGATCTTCCTCTTAGTGTTGAGGGTCGCGCTAAACTTGATTTTGCCATTGCAGCATTAGGCGAAATTGATCCAGATAACCAACTCGAATTTCAAACGGAATGTCGGGTGCATTTTGGGGATTTTCTTGCAAACGTCTTTGGCTCCTGTGACCTTCTTGGTCGTTTACGGTCTTCTACAATTTTGGTTGATTGGAAGTTTGGTGATTGGGTTCAAGTCTTTCCCGAAGAAAATGATCAGCTTCTTTTTTACACAGCCGCAGCCATGCGAACGCCGGAAACAAAATGGGCGTTTGAGGGAACGGATGAGATAAAACTCTACATAGTCCAGCCGCCAAGCGTGCGCGTTTGGACAACAACTAAAGAGCGAATCAAGCAATTCGAGAACGATCTCTACGACGCCGTGCAGCTTGCGTTCATGCCTAACGCGCCGCTTAACGCAGGCGATTGGTGCCGTTGGTGTGCGGCAAAAGCTATGTGTCCATTACTCTCTGGCGAAGTGGAGCGCGCCTTGAAAACACAACTTAACAACATAACGCCTGAAGGCTACAGCAATGCACTCATTATGGCAGACCGTCTTGAAGATTGGATCAAAGCCGTTAGAGAATTGGCGCAACAGGCGCTTGAAAACAACATTACAATCCCAGGATTTAAACTTGTGCCAAAGCGCGCGATCAGACAATGGGTCGATGAAGAAGGCGCATTGGAAGCTCTTAGAAAAATGGGACTTGATGATTCGGAATTGATAGAGACGGCGTTGATCTCGCCAGCGAAAGCCGAAAAGGCGCTTAAAAAGCATAAGCTGGCATTACCTAAAGATCACGTCGCCGCTATCTCATCGGGCAACACTATCGCGCCGGAGTCAGATCCGCGCCCGTCAGTGGTGCAAGTCGGTTCGCAGTTGCGG